CAGATCAGTGCGGTCGAGCCAATTGGCCGTCGCCGTCTGTAGCTGCGCGTAGGTTGTGATCGCCACTAGAGGTTCCCTGGTCGCGTTCTGAACACCCGATTATCCTTGTCGTTCAGCCACTTACGGATCACCCGCTGGTCCTTGAAGTTGTTCGATACCTTCGCGAGTTCGTGGTAGATGACCATCGGGATAGACGCGACCTTGTGAACGTCACCCTTCCAGGGCGCACGTTCGTCGGCCTGGTTGAAGGCTTCCTTCGTGCCCTCAATGACTAACCCGACATCCTGTTGGGTTTCCAGGCCCATGTCGCCCGTGGCGCCATCGTAATGAAACCACTGCGTAATGCCCGTAGCTGGATCGTAGTCCAGCACTCGTCTGCTTGACATGATGGTGCCCACTAGGGGGCAGGGGCCGAAGCCCCCACCCCACCAGCAGAACTACGCCGAGGTGATTCCGGCGATCACACCATGAGCGGCTTCGTTGTTGACCTGAAGCCCCCATTCTTGGAGGACCATCCGCTTATCAGCGTCACCCGTTTTCGCCAATGTCTCGACGGTGTAAGGCCGCAGAGTCGCGATCTTCACCTCGTCTGGGTCGATCAAAAACGCCCAGTTGTTCATCAGCGAGCCAGCACCAGCGTCGATCACTGATGTGAAGAAACGGTTCGGCACAACGGACAGATTCCCGAAGTCGCTGACGTAGATGTCTGCGGCCCCGATGATCACTGACGGCTCCGCGCCGTCCACGTTGTAACGGCTAGACGCGATGCCGCTGAAGGCGCTCACGGCGGTCTTATTGAAAGGACCGACCATGAGTATCGACGGCTCGCCACCACTGGAGTAGCACTCCTGCATCGTGGTTTTGAGCATTGCCTCCGTAAACGCCGTGGGCGTTCCAAAAGCCTTCCAGACCTGTGCCGCACCTGTCGGGGTTGAACCCGAGTAGCTGGGCTTGGTCACGTTCGTCGAAGTCTCGTTCGTTTTCAGCCAGCCAGGGAACCCGGCAGTGACGCGGGCTGTCGCGGTAGCACCGACAACCGCACCAACGCCGTTCAGCAACGCTGCTACTTCGACGTTGCGCTTGAGTTCTTTCGCAGCTTTCGCTGCCTGGTAACCGACCTCAGACGCCCGGCCCGCTTTGTCCACGCGCTGCTCGGTGCCCGAGATGATGAAATCCACCATGTTGATCTGGCAGTAATTGCCAAGGCGAACGGTGGGGGTGACTGCCGTGAATGCCGACAGATCCTGACCTTCGACTACGGGCGTCCCACTGGCCGTAGCGAGGCTGTCCGTCTGCCACTCAAAGTAGGTGTTGTCCGCGTCTCTCGACCCGATATTGCTCTGGAAAGGCGTGGTCGTTGGGCTGATGTCAGAGATCAGATCACTGAGATCTTCCCGAATGCCCTTCGCTTCGTAGGTATTAAATGTGTTAGCAATGACTGCCATGATTCTCTCCGGTTATTCCGCAAGGATATCGGCAAATAGGGACGCAGCGTCATTGACCTTGCCGGTCGCTTTCAGCTTGGCTCTCTTCGCTTTCACCTGACGGGAGCGCACACGGCGGGATGTCTCTTGGTTGCCGCCTTTGACGCTGCCGATTTTTGATTTGGCCTCGGTGATCCTGTCGCCGTTCGTGAGTTCGTTGTAGCGCATCGCATCGCGTAATACGACTAATGCTCTATGATCGTAAACCGTATTGAGTTCATGATCGCTGAACCCAATCGCCTTGCCGAACTCCACCAGCTTGCGCTGTTCCTCGGCTTGTAGGTCGCCATCGGCCCACTCGGGAATTTTATCCAACACCAGACCCTGCTCGACCGTTAGGCGCTGTTGCAGCTTCTTGTCGTTTTCGCCAGCAAGAAGTTGTTGCATACGCGCCTGTTCGGCTTGTACCGCTTGTATCTCACCGTCTCTCTGTTGCTCGAGGTATTTGAGTTTCAGAAACTGGACCGGATTCTCACGTTCAAGAGCGTCCCAATCCATGTTTGGCGGCTTGTTCGCGGCTTCCATCTGCTGTTGGAGTTGGCTTAGTACCCCTTGGTATTGCTGGTACGTCTGCTGCAGAGCCGCCTCTTGAGCGGGCACATTCTGGATTCGCTCCTCCAGTGCTTTTCGCTTCTCGGCAAGCTCCTGCTGCCTGTGTGTGAAGGTCGCCTTGCGCTGGTATCCGCTAATGAGTTCGTCAAGCGGAACCTCTGATGTTTCACCGTCAATCGTGACGGCATACAGAGGCGCATCGCTATCCGAGAATTCATCCGGTTCAACAGCATCCGGCTCATCCACTACCGAGTCATCGGCTAACTCGGCATCCTGTTGTGCTACATCCGAAGAATCCGCCGAGGGTAGCTCTTCCTGAGAAGAATCCTCTTTGGGTAGCTCTTCGGACCCGGTAAGCATCTGGGCTAGTTCATTCCGGATTTCGCCCATAGAGCGCGGGCCAGCTTCTGTTGTACCGGCTTCGCTCATCGTTCCCTTCCTTTTTCAGTTTTATTTCGTGACTGATCCATAGTCCAATCAGCTACCAATGTTCGCAATCCACGCAGCATCTCGTCAAGGGCGCGACCCCGGTAGTAAAAGCTCTCTCGCGTCTCCGTCTGCTCGAAATCAGTGAGATTCCACTGCGTCATAATATGCGCCCTGGCAGAGTCTATCATCTCAATGAACACCGGATCGGCAAGGATTTCCTTGGCGCGGCGTCCTTTCTGTTCGCTGGTCAGGCCCACCTAGAACCCTTCCTTGAGGCTCGCCTTGAGCAACTCAATATCTACATCATTCTGGAATTTCTCTTCTGCCTGGAATTCTCTGATCGCCAGATCACCCGCGATTCTAGCACTCTCGCGTTCATCCAACTGCTGCTGTTTCATGGCTGCAAGTTGGATCTTCTGTTCGTCGATTGCGGTACGCGCCTGGATATCCGCCATCTGCGCCTGGGCCAGCAATTCTTCCGGTGACGGCTTCGGCGGCTCTGGCGGCGGCGGCTCATAGTCGAGCGGCACCTGCTTGAAGAACTGGTTTGAGTCGGAATACCCACTGATCTCAAGCATCTTGGACAGCGTATTCCTGATCTGGCCTAGCCCGACCAATGGGTTGTTCGGCCCCATCTTCTCCAGAGCTTCCTGCTGGCGTAACGCGATTTGGTTTAGCACAGCCAGCCGTTCGTCGGTCGTGCCTACGCCCAACCCTACGTTCACGCTGCAATCCATATTCGAGTCCCATACCCTGGGGTCGATGGGCACCCACTCATCGCGCAATCGAACGATGCGCTCTTTGTCCTGATGCGTGATAACGAGTTTGAGTACGCCCTTGAACATTCTCTTGAAGCTATCAGCGAACAATCGCGCCATCATTTCGAGATGCTGTTCGGCACCTTTTATCGTGGCGGTCACGGCTGCTTTGGTAGTCGATTGTAGCACATCGGGGTCGAGCCCCTGCGATGCGGCTGTCTGGCCGGTACGCGATTCTTTCATGCTGTCGAGATACTGTATCATCGGGAACGCATCTTTGCCCAGGAACGGCACATCTAACTGCTGCACCATGTTGGGCTGGCGCATTCTGATGATTGAGCCGACCTCGGGGTTCATCACATCGTCTATGTTGACCATGCCCTCAACCACGCCCGTTCTCGGGTACAGCGCAAACGATAGAGAGTCGAGCATCCCACGCAGCACCGCCGACTTCACGCGCTGGATGTCTTTCGTCAAGTCAGCTATATCGCTACCGAAGAAAACGTGAGGTTCGGGGTCGCAACTGAACATCGCGAACGGGATCGAATCCGCTGGCTCGTTGTTGATGACCTCATAGTTGTTACCGACTGTGCAGATGCGTCTGAGTTCGGCTATCCCGTCGCCGTCGTAGTCGATGTAGCACCACGCTTCGGTGTACAGGACGCGCTTGCGTTCAGCCGCAGACACAGGGCCTGGCATATTGGCATTGGAGTAGCGGGCCGAGTATTCGTCGCTATCTACGAACGCGAACTCGTCGGACAAGTGATCGTCCAGCATATCGCGGTCGTAACCCAGCGCGACCAGATCCGATACGGTAGACATCGTGCGATGGCCGACAACCATTGCGTCGTCCAGCGAGGTAGCCGCTGCGTCCACGAAGAATTCTTCGGGCGGCATCGTTTCGATCTTGATTCGGTTGCGTTTGCGGGACCGCTTAATCTCGACATCGTAGACTTGCGGTGATGGCTGACCCTGCGCCTCCATCTGCTGGATCTGTTCTGGCGATATGCCGGTTGCAGGATGGCCCTCAACACTAACGGCCTCAACGCCCTCCTCTTGGAGGATTAGGCCAAGAGCGCCTTCGTCTAGTCCCTCGAAACTGTGAGTCTGTACCTCCATTGAGTCGTCCCACCACCATTTAACGAAGCCGCCCTTATTCATCAGCGCATCCTTGAACACGCTGTAGAATATTCCTATCGCGTCGTTGTCCTGCTTGATGATGTAGTTGAGGTAGTCGGTTGCCTGTTCGCTCATCGCGAGATCGTTTGCGTTCCTGGGCACGAACTCGACCACCTTCTCGGAGCCGAAGAACACGCGCATCATGCTGGGCAACACAGCTTGCACGGAATCGCGCACATCGCGACTGACGACCTGGGAGCGACCATCCACCTCGTTACCGAACGGATCGCCGCGATAGTACTTGGTGGATTCGGCTCTGGTCGGGCTGATATCGTCGTCTATGTACTGGATCGCATCGGAGATATAGGTGCCGACCACTGCTTGCAGGTCAGACTCGCTCATCCCCACGCCAGCTTCGGTTTCAGCTTCGTCTATGTAAGCCAATATCTCAGCATCCCGAAAGGTTAATATCGGACCCTACGAGGGGCGGGAGCCGAAACTCCAACCCCTCCCAGGATCGCATCGTCTAGGGGCAGACCCCTTGGGGAGCAGGGCACATACCCACTCCTCTCTCACACAGCCTTAACGCCTGGCAGAGATGAGCATCTCTCTGGTGCCCCAAGCAACCGTGCTTCTCGTTCCTGCTTCCTGTTTCCTCTCACACTAAACGAAGGTGAGCTAGGGGCACCGTTCGGGCTGTAGGCGCAGCGCGAACCGTATAGCTGCGGTCGTTTAAGATGGCCCATAGGACCACCATCCCATCGGGCCAGCCCCCTAAACCACACCTACCAAATTTCTCCTAATCTTACCCAAATGACTACCCGCCCGTCCACCCATCGCGGTTCCAGCATCGGACGCGAACGTCAAAACGAAGGCATCTGCGCTGTCTGGTGATGCGACGCCTCTGCGCTTCAAGTCGGCTTTCGATTCTATCTTTACTCTGCCGCTAGATGTATAGGTGTAACGCACGGTAGTCAATTCGGTTTTCAGCAACTCATCTTTTGGTATCCGCACATCACGGCCTTCCAGCCAGCTTTTCGCTTTGTACCAGAGTTCGGCTCGCAGGTTCAGGTAGTGGTGGCCCATCGCCGGACTTTCGCTGACGTTGATGGCGTAAGCTGGCAACTTAAGCTCGCGCAGCCGGTCGGCTACACCAGCGCCCAACCCGATAGCATCCACGAATATCTCAGTTGGTTTTTCGAGGCTAGAATCGTATTCGGCCTTGATCGCGCCGGTCAATTGCATGGTGTCGAGATTGCGCCATAAGCGGATTGGCTCGGTGATCGCGTTTCCTTTTCGCTTACAAAGCGCGGACGCATCGGCACCGAACCGTGCTACATCGACGCCCCACACTGTCGGCCCAAATTTCACTGGCTCCACATCACGGCTAATCGCGTCGGCTACCAACTCCTGGGGGATAACCGTGTCATCGTCGCCTTTCGGGAATTCTCCAAGCACACGAACGCGGTAGGTGTTCGATTCCTCACCATAGCGCAGTCGGCATTCTTCGATGTATTCCTTCGATACGCGCCCCGTATTCTCGCACGATATGTGGAAAGTTTTCCAGCGATCAGCAAGTTTATGGAAAGTATCGTAGAAATATCCCGTGCTTCTGATTGGGTTACCAGCCAGGACCATCGTGGCGTGGTGTGCCGACATTGAGCCACCGGCAGATTCGTAGACCTGTTCGGGTACACCGCTCGCCTCATCGCAGATAAGAAGAACGTGATCAGCGTGGA